GAAGAGCGTGCAGGTATCGGCCAGGGCATCACACAGGCCACAGTAAAGGCCCTTGATGGCTTCGCCCAGGATCATGATTGGCACCAGGGGCAGCGCGATCATGACTCGGGTGAGCGGGTAGCGGTTGAGCCAGAACGGGCGCAGGTTGGATTCAGTGGACACGGATTTGCTCCAGAGTGGTTTCGTCGTGGATGTACTCGGGGTACTTCTCTTGCAGGCGGGACACGCGCTTGAATGAGCGGCGCTCCTCCAGGTCGCTTTCACAGCGGAGGATTCGGAAAGCCTTGTCCCGGACGCCCTCTTCGAAGGCCGGGGAAACGTGCAGGGAGTAGCCGTCATACGTGGCGCGGGACAGGTTCAGGTCGAACGAATCGGCCAGTTCTTGCGGGGTCATGAAGTCGGCCAGGATCAACTGGACAGGCAGGCCCTGTACGTCCTGGAGGAAGTCCCAGGCACCGTGCATATCCTTGCGGCCATACAGGGCGAGGAACGCGGGTTGCTTCACCTTCACGGTGAGTTCGGAGTCCAGCTCGGTGTGGTCAATGCTGCGCATGAACACGTCGATGTCCTTGATCGGGCGGCCCAGGAGGGCATCCCGGACGGCCCCGCCACCGATGACCGGGTGGGAACCAGGGAACTCCCAGCGCACCAGCTCCAGCGCATCATCGAAGAGCGGCTGGAGGTGGCCCGGAAGCTTCCATTCAGGAGAGGACAAACACGATGACGAAGATGATGAAGAGGTAATAGCTGGCATCACTCATCCCTCCCCCTCACAGAAACGCAATGAGGCCGTGGACGGCCCCGATTGGAGGGAAGGCGATACCGACAATGCCCAGGAGCATTGCGTCACCACACTGGTGGAAGGTCCAGACAGCGTTGTAGACCCAGCCGAAGCACAGGCAGAGAACGACGAAGAGGTAAGTCAGAATCAGGGGCATAGGGTTTCTCTCAGGCACAAAAAAGGGCCCGCTTGGGGCCCGTGTGGTGGTGCGTTGGGATCAGTGCTTGGTTTCAGCGCGGTAGCCTGCTACCAGATACTCCAGAGCGGCGCTGCCGTTTTCTTCGGTGCAGACGTACAGGCGCACACCAGAAACGGTTTCGCGGTGGGTGTACGTGGCACGGCGCATGTGGCGCGATACCGGCTCAGAAGGCAGCACATTGAAGCGCGGGGTCTCCATCACCGGGAATTCGATATGGGGGACGCCCTGGACGAACATGCGGCGTCCATCAACTGGGCCGCCGATCATCAGTGCGGGAAACGTAGAGTTGCGCATGGGGTTCCTTACAGCCGGAATTCGTCCAGCAAAGCGTTCAGGTAATTGCTCAGTTCGTAGCGGTTGGTGAACACGTTGCAGTCACCCTCATTTGCCAAGCCCAGGATGTTGTCTCGGGATCGGACGATGACGCCGTTGTCTACGCGCTCAATGCGCAGGGACAGTTCTTTCAGCCGTGGTGGCCGTGGTGTTGAAGTCGCCATGGCTTACCTGCGGGAGCGGAAGCTGGAAAAGCTGGTGGTGCGGTAGCTGTAGCTGGCTCGCGGGGCCACGTAGGCCGGACGCGGGGCAACATATGCAGGTCGTGGGGCAACATACGCCGGACGCGGGGCCACGGTGGTGGCTCGGGTATTGGTCGTGGTGTTGTTCACGATAGTGGTGTTATGGACCACTGGTGCAGAAGCTGAGGCGCTGCCCAGCATGTGCCCCATCATCATGCCGGTGAGCATGGCGTTGGAGTTGTCCTGGACCACGACAGGGGCCGCGACCACGGGGGCAGCTTGGACAACTGGAGCGACCACGGGGGCCGCAACCACTGGAGCGGGAGCTTCGACCACGGGGGCCTGTACAACGGCTGGGCTGTAGCAGGTGTGGCGCTCACAGGCAGCCAGGGAGAGTACGGCCAGGGCCGCGAAGATCAGCTTGCGCATGGGTCAGTCCAGGAGCTTGGAGATACGGGAATGGATCATCGAAGCGCGATCAGCCAGGGCGTATTGCATATCGGCATGGTCGTGCAGGTCGCAGGCGGTTTGGCGGGCCTGGCGTGCGGCTTCGCTATGGCAGGCTTCGGCCTGGCTCAGCTTTTCCAGGGTGCGTTCCAGGTCAGATACAGCGGACGCGGTGGTCTGCGGGAACACTTTTGCCATCAGGCGTTTCAACATGGTGGTATCTCCAGTCAGAATTCAGATTCATCTTTGAAAGGTGAGGACGGCTCTGGCGCTTCGGTGAGCGAGAGCAATCCAGTGTCGCGGTCGTAAGCCAGGTACAGCACTTCCCCGGTCGCTTGGCCGGTGTAGCGGTCCTTGAGGATGCGGAAGGTGGTGGTTTGGCGAACCACGGGGTCTTCGGCCTGTTGGTCACGCTCAAGGCCGAACATGAAATAGCTCCAGAAGCCGATGGCACGGGAGCCTTTGAAGTGGCGAATCGTTACCCGTCCGCCTTCCTCATGGGGTTTGCCCTCGGGGGTGGTCAGGTGGGAGATGAACGTGATGATGATTCCCAGCTCGTTCGCCAGGCCCGCCATCTCTTTCATGATCTGCTCAAGCGAGCCCTTCTCATCTGCCGTGTCAGCCATCGCAGTGAGGTGGTCGATGTAGATAAGCTTGATGCCCTCGGAGACAGCCATGTAGCGCACCTTGCGCTTCACAATGTCCCACTCGGTTTCACCAAATGCGTCATACATGACCAGGTTTTCGCCCAGTGCATCTACGGCTGCATCCAGTTCCTCATCGGTCCAGCCAGCGGTTTCCTTGGGAACGTGGAAGCGTTTCCCGGCGATCTTCCCGGCCACACGCTTGGCGGTCTCGGTCGGTTTCTGCTCCAGGAAAATGGTGCCTACACGCTCGCCCAGGACTTGGATGTCGTAGGCGATTTGCTGCGTGAGGAAGTCGGTCTTGCCTACACCAGTACCCGCGCCCAGCCCGTAGACTTCGCCATAGCGGCGTCCATAGGTGAGTTGGGTGAGTGGATCAAGGAACCATGGCAAGCCCATGACCAGGGCCTTGCGAATCTCTTCGCGGAGGTCTCGGACGTTCACTACGCCATCAGGCCGGTACAGCTTTGCGTTCCAGATGGCTGTGACGATTTCCTGCTCACGGCCCGCTACCAGAAGTTCGTTGGCGTCCTTCATGGATAGCGTGGCGATCTTGCACTTGCCTGGGCTGAATAGCTCTGCGCATTCCTGCGCTGCTTCGCGGCCCGGTTCGTCCATATCGAACATGAGGATGACTTCTTCGAAGCTCTCCAGATATTCGATGTTTCGCTGAATGGCCTTGCGTGCTGCTGGGGCCCCGTTCGGGAGCGACACCACAGGCCACTTGTTGTTTTGCACCTGGGAGACGGACATCGCATCCAGCTCGCCTTCGGTGACAACAATCTTCTTGCCCCCACTCGCCCAAAGGTTCTGGCCGAAGAGGGTTAACTTTGCACCATCGCCCAGGATGGCGAAGCCTTTGTCCTGATCGCGCAGTTTCTGAGCGACCATCACACCACTGTTGTCGAAGTACGGGGCAACTTGGACTAGCCGCCCACGCACCTCACTTACGAAGTATCCGAACTTTCGGCAAGTCTCCAGGGTAAGTTTGCGCTTCATCAGCGGCTTGAATTCGCCGGAGATTAAACCTTCCATTCGTTTCGTTCGCCCTCCAGTAGTTGGGGTCTCGCCATCGCCGTGAACGTAATGCTCACAGGCAAAGCAATATTGGTGGTTGTCGGTGTAGATAGAGTTGGCATCACTTGAACCACAGTTTTCACAGGGCAGGTGTCGCACGAACTCACTCTCTGTTTCATGCTTTCGATTTTTCATGGGCAATAAAGAGGGCCAGCCCGGAGGCCAGCCCTTTATCAGAGTTGAGTGATAGACGTGGCGGCTGCCATATCCAACTGAGGGCCCACGGCTTTTATAAGTTGGCCGCTACCCACGGTTTAACGTCGAAGCTCGGGCAAGCCTTGGCTACTTTCGGGAAGTCCCGGTGGCCTTGGATTGTCGCGTTGGGGTATTTCTCTTTCAGTTCGCCCAGCAGGTGCTTGAGACTTGCGAATTGCTCGGGCGTGAAGTTGTTCTCGGGGACGTCGATGTCCGCCTCGGTGACTCCACCGGCCATGCAGATGCCTACGGAGTTGATGTTGTGGCCCTCTACGTGAGCGCCGATTTGATCCAGCTCGCGGCCCTCCTCGACCACGCCATTACGGCGGATGACGAAGTGGTAGCCGATGCAACGCCAGCCCTTGGCGCGGTGCCAGCGATTGATGTCAGCGGCTCCGATGTCTTGGGATGGGCGTGTGGCGCTACAGTGAACTACCAGGTAGTCCGTCTCAGCGCGGGGCTTAGTTCCAGCGTTATAGGTCATTGTTATTGTTCTTTGCTGAGGCCCTTGATGATCGACAAAGAGGCTTCGTTCACCGGCTCATTAAGCCAGGCGTGAGGAACCAACTTGTCGGCATACTTAAAGCCATTCTTGCTGCACCAGTCCGCGTAGGTGGTGGTACTGCGTTTATTTATTTTTGTTTTTGAGTTGGAGAAGACAAAGCGCACGTCAAGTTCGGGGTGCTGAGCTTTAACCAGGAGCTGCTTTTGGCGGTCCTCGGTCAAAAAACGGCCCTTAGTTTCGACGATGATGCCGTTCGCCAGTGCGAAGTCCGGGGTGTACTTGTGAACTTTCGCAGGCCGGGTATATGGAACTACCAGACTTTCGAAAGTGAAGCCCATGCCGACAGCCGTTAACTGGTCTGCGGCACGTTCTTCAAGCCCGGAGCGGAACCCATACTTGAGTCCCACTTGTTCGGCATCCAGGGGCGGCTTAGAAGTCTTCTTCGTAAGTGTTGCTTTCGCCACCTTCTTCCTCTTCTTCGAATTCGTCCTTTTCTTCTTGTTCTTGTTCGGCCACGGATTCGGCATCGAAACCGCCTTCCTCTTCACCGAAGCCGTATTCGCCAGCGGACTTGTTGCCGCCACTGCGCAGTTCGATGACTTGGACTGCGTTCAGGCGCAGCTTGATACCGGCCAGGGCGGTGCCTGGGATGAAGTACGGGGCTACTTCGAAGCTCACTTTGCCTTCGGTGCCGCCCCAGATGTCTGGGACTTTCAGCATCGGCTTGCCCTTGGCGTCAAACAGGGCTGGCTTGCGGGTCCACACGGAGCCGTCTTTCTTCGACTTGCCCGATGCAGCCATTTTGATGTTGAAGAACAGGCGGCCAGTCGGCTCCTCGGTCTCCTTGTCGTACTCCTCGGTGTACAGAGGCTGGACGGTCACGTCTTTCAGCTTCTTGCGGGCTTCGATCTTGAGCTTCTTGAACTCTTCGCGGCCATTTTCGATGGCGGCTTCGTGAAGCGGTTCCAGCTTCGCCAGGAAAGGCGCGGCCTCTTCTTGAGTCAGGATCAGGGTGACTTTGTACTCACCGTCCGGCTTCGGGTACTCATCGGTGCCGAAGTCAGGCTTGGTCAGTGCCGGGTAGCGGAAAATGCCACGCGGCGAGGTCATGGTTACGTTCTTGGGGCGTTTCTGATAGGACATTTTGGTACTCGTTTTGTGTGTGCGTGTTAGCGGCTGTGGCGCGCTTCCAGGGACGGAAGGTCAAAGCCTTGTTCAATCAACTCAGCGGCGAGGGCCATTGAGATGGAGCGACCCATGCCCCAAAGCGCGATTGCGCGGCCCAGGGCGGAGTCGTAGTTCTCGGGTTCGTTGCGTTGGTTATCTGCGGTGCCGAAGCGATTCATTGCGGTTCTCTCGATACGGCCACGGAGTTGTAGCCTGGGGTTATCCGTTGGGGTTGCCTACGGGGCCCAGGCGCACGTTTCCCGTTCCTCTGCACCGGCACGGTGGAGGCTCTATGGCAAAGGTCGGGGGAGTTGCGGGTGGTCCGTAGAGGTGTTGCGAAGGTGTTGCTGGTTCATCCGAGGCGTTGCGGCACTGGCACGGTGGAGGCTCTATGGCTGCTGCTGCGGATGAATGGGGAAAATTGGGGTGGTCTCGGGATCGGCTCAAATTTGAGCGGATGTCGCACTGGCACGGTGGAGGCTCGGGCGGAGACTGGGGTGTTGCGGCTTGGTTATCCGAATGTGGTCCCTCGGGCCCGGCTCAAATCTGAGCTGGGGTCGCACTGGCACGGTGGAGGCTCTGGCGGAGGGTTGCGGCTCGGTTATCCGAATGTGGCCCCACGGGAATTACCAGGGGGCCATTCGGAATGGTTCATTAATGGAAACGTTCCTTTTGTGGTTTGTTTCCATCAATGAGAACGATCAGGCAAAACAAAAACGCGACTCTGCTACGGCTGCCAGGCTCAGGCTGCCGCGCTTCGGTAGTTCTGCGAGCTTGGCCCGCGCTTTGTCGCTCAGTTGCGCGGCCAGTTCATCCCGGAAGCGCTCCAGAACGGCGGTCTCTTCGTACATTTCAATGAATGCCTTACGGACGGTCATGAAGAACAGCTCGGTTTCCCCGGCGGTGGTGCCGAAGCTGTCATGGATCATCGCAAAGCTCTTCAAGCCGGACTCCACGCCACGCACAACGGTGAGCATGAGGTGGGCGGCATCGCAGCTATGGACGAAGTTGGGGCTGATCCCCTGCGACTGCTTGCGCTTGTCCAGGGAGTCTTGCTCCTCGTTCATCAGGAGGCGCACACGGGCCCCGTTGATGGCCGTTTTGACGCGGCGAGCTACCACGGAGTTGTACGCCTGCATCACTGGGAAGCCCACGGCAGTGGTCCAGCACACCGGCAGTTCCTCTTTGGCGGCCAGGGTGGCAGCGTCCTGGAGCCACTTCATGGCTTCACCGGCTTTGACCAGTACCTGATTCACGGCTTCCCAAATGGCCTTTGCCATCCAGCCAGCGGCCCGGAAGCCATCCCCGGTGAACGGGAAGTGGCGAGCGTCCACGTTGCCTTCGGCATCGGTGGCCTTCTTGCGCGCTGGGTCCAGGATGTCCTCCATCACTTGGTCCTTGAAGCCGTACTCCTTGGAGCCGTAGGCCAGGGTCATGACGGAGCGCTTCGTGACTTTGCGGTTGATGCCGAAGCGGGTCCACTGCTGGGCCAGGTTCTTCGTGCCCTCCTGGACGTATGCCTTGCCATCAGCATCATGCTTGAGAACGTCTTCGGTGCCGTGCTTGGCATCATGGATAGCCCGTTCGATGACCTTTTTCGCTACCAGTCCGTACACGTCTGCCGGGAGGTCGCTGGGGACCAGGTTCACGGCTGCGCCACCGACCTCATCCCGGAGCATCGCGGAGAAGTGCTGGATGCCCGAGCATGAGCCGTCCATCGCAATCGGGAGCTTCGACACAAAGCGGTCCCCGTGTTCGCAATAGCCCTTCCACTCCAGGCAGAACGCCAGGAACTGCCATGGCTTGTCGATAGCCTGCGCACCTACGTGATCGGCCCAGCCGCGTGCCTGGAAAGGGTCAGCAGCAATCGCCAGGATTTCCGCTTGGTGATCGTGAACCCACTTCACGCGGTCCTCCAGGCTGGCCTTGTCGTACCCGGCCACGTTCGCCCCGTGGATTGCCAGCCACTTGGCCCCATGCTCGCCCAGCGGCTTGCCATAGGCGAAACGGAGCAAGCCCTTCGTGTGATCCGCGCCTTGAGGGTTCAGGTGTGGCACCGCGTAGATGCGGCCACGGAAGTCCAGTTGGTACGGGAAGTAAATCTTGCGGAACGGGGAGTAGCGGTTCGCAATGTCGAGGGACATAGAGACGTTGATACGGGCCCCTTGAATCTCCAGGTTATCCGAATGGACCTTGAACGCGGCTTTACGCCAGGCAGCGCGGGCCACTTCGTTGGTGTCGATGTCGAACGGCTTGGCTGGCTGCGGGATGCCCTCACGGGGCGGAAGGCCGCACCAGGTGGAGCCTTGTTCCCACAGCGTGGTCATGATTTTCAGGATGGGCGTGTTGATCTGCCACGCGGTGGCCTGAATGGCGTTGAGCGCGGTGTAGACCATCGGCATATCGACGTTGCCCAGCTCCTCCAGGTAGGCCCGGTTGCGGGTTTTCACCATGCGCAGCGGCTTGAGGCTGGACGACAGGTAGCCCCCATCGGTCGGTGAGGTCCAGTTGCGTGGCGGGACTACCATCGGCTCATACACCGGGCGCAGCATGGCCGTGACGTTGTTCTTACGGGCGATCCACTCCAGCGTGGACTCCAGCGGCTTCACGTACTTGAGCGCCTTTTCGGTGCCTTCGCCATTGGTGGCAATCTGGATCAGCCCCACGGAGTTCATCAGCAGCTCCAGGAGCTTCGTCCCTACGTGGATGCGGTCGTTGTTGCTCCAGTTGCTCCAGGTGTCCAGCGCGGAGGCCACACGGGTGGCGTAAATGTGCTTGTGGCGCTGGCTGGACCGCTTGTTGGCCCGCTCTACCAGTTGGTCGTACTTCTTGCGCTCCTTGTCACGGATGCCGGACAGACGCATTTCATCTTCCACGGACTGGGCGATGGAGACGGACACATGCTGGAGCGTGCGGGGCTGCGAGATGCCCGCCAGGGTGTGCTTGAGGGTCAGGTAGGCCAGGACATCGGCATCATAGCCACGTAGGAGTTTGTAGGCACTGCCCCAGCGGGACGACACACCGGCCTCAGACTCATCCATCCACGCCTTGATGGCCTCAGCCAGCGCCTTCATGCGGCCCGAAACGATGATGGAGCCGTACTCGGTCCCATCCTCAGCGCCCATTCGGCGGGCGGCCTCTACGTTACGCTCAAAACGGCTCACGCCACGCTGGGTCATCTCTTCTTCCAGACGGACTTGGGTGGCGATCAGGTCTTCACCATCCAGGCGGCCAGCTAAAGGAGTCATAGAGGTAGTCATAAAGGGAATCTCTTAGTAATCATCATTAAGTAATCATTTCTAAGGATGTCTTTAAGGATGTCTCTAAGGGTCATCTCAGAGGGCATCGCTAAGGAATCCAATTGTGGGTCCGCGACTCTGGATGTGGTCTCCCACAGCGCCCTGGCGCGGCCCTGGATGGCTCCTCAAGCGGGAATGTCTCGTCAATGAGTCAGTATCGTTTGAGAGAATCATCAGGCGTAGCTACCCCCTCCAGGCAAAAAACTGGCAGCCATAATGTGGTCCCACGGCTTCACGCGGACAGCACTCTCCCGCACTGGATTTTCCCCGGTCAAAAGGGGCCAGTGTGAGCCGGTCAAGGCCGACGAACGGTCAGTTAGGGATTCAGTGGGTGGGGGTCTCGGAGGTGGTCAAAAGGGGCCTTTGTGTCCCAAAAGTGTCCCTAATGCTCTCCCTTGCGAGAAGGTGATTGTAGATGAAAAGGTATCATTCGTGCAAGTGATAGACGAAAAAAAATCCCCGAACCCTTGAGCCGTGAGGCTTTCAGGAATTCGGGGAGATTTTTTCTAATTCGTGGTGCGGACGAAGAGACTCGAACTCTTACAGCTTGCGCCGCTGGAACCTAAATCCAGTGTGTCTACCAATTTCACCACGTCCGCGTAACGCTTAAAACAAAGGCGCCAGATGCTATCGAGGCGCCTTCGAAAATATGGGGTGGACGATGGGAATCGAACCCACGACAACTGGAATCACAATCCAGCGCTCTACCAACTGAGCTACGCCCACCATATTGCATTACAGCCAACTTGCTTGCCAAAGCTGCCTAATGGCGCACCCGGCAGGACTCGAACCTGCGACCATCCGCTTAGAAGGCGGATGCTCTATCCAGCTGAGCTACGGGCGCTTAAGCTTCAAGCCTAACCGAACAAGTATTTAACAGCTAACTGCCAAACGACCCATTCTGCCCGACTTAGCCAACCAGTGCTAGGCTGTGCCCGACAAGTGCGGCGAATCTTATAGGCGACCCCGAAAGTCGTCAACACCTTTTTCAAAAAAATTTAAATTATTTAAGGGCTTAGGGGATTTGCCCGACCACCCGCCTTTGCCCTTCGCCCATGTCGTGCGAGAATGCGCGCTCTTTATTGTTTCCTTCTCGATGGTTAATCACGCGTCTATGACTGCACACCTAATCGATGGCAAGGCAATCGCCGCCAGCCTGCGCCAGCAGATCGCTCAACGTGTCGTGGAGCGTCGCCAGCAAGGCCTGCGTACGCCGGGCCTGGCGGTGATCCTGGTCGGCACCGACCCCGCCTCCCAAGTCTATGTCTCGCACAAGCGCAAGGACTGCGAAGAGGTCGGCTTCATTTCGCAGGCTTTCGACCTGCCCGCCGAGACCACGCAAGAAGCCCTGACCGAGCTGATCGACCGTCTTAACGACGACCCGGCCGTCGACGGCATTCTGCTGCAGTTGCCGCTGCCGGCGCACCTGGAGGCGTCGCTGCTGCTCGAGCGCATTCGCCCTGACAAAGACGTGGACGGCTTCCACCCGTACAACATCGGCCGTCTGGCCCAGCGTATTCCGCTGCTGCGCCCGTGCACACCAAAAGGCATCATGACCCTGCTGGAAAGCACCGGCCAGGATCTGTACGGCATGAACGCCGTCATCGTCGGCGCTTCCAACATCGTTGGCCGCCCAATGGCCATGGAGCTGCTGCTGGCCGGCTGCACCGTGACTGTATGCCACCGCTTTACCAAGGACTTGGCCGGCCATGTAGGCCGCGCCGATCTGGTGGTGGTGGCCGCAGGCAAGCCGGGCCTGGTCAAAGGTGAGTGGATCAAGGAAGGCGCCATCGTGATCGACGTGGGCATCAACCGCCAGGCAGATGGCAAGCTGGTCGGCGATGTGGTCTACGAGACTGCCCTGCCCCGCGCCGGCTGGATCACCCCAGTACCGGGCGGGGTTGGGCCAATGACCCGGGCGTGCCTGCTGGAGAACACGCTGTACGCGGCGCAAGAGCTGCACAAGTAA